GTTTTGCATTTTTTCCCCCAGCACTTTTCCGGGCGAGGGCCTGAGCGCCGTTCTGCGTCGTTTGCAGGTCAGAGACGTACACTGGTCCACCGAATCGCTCTCACGCACCCAGATCGCCAGCTCTGGACGGGAACACGCACGAGACGCTAGGGTGACCGTATGAGCGCCGATACCGAAGCCCGCAAGCAGCTCGCTGCCCTGGGGATCAAGGACATCAAGTTCACTGGTCAGGAAGGCGAGTTTCTGCTCTACGAGCACACTGACGGCGAGCCGGTGATAGACGCACCCACGGTCCGAGTCCAAGGTGACCAGGTCACTCTGGAGGCTTGGAAGTGACGAAGCGCATGACCGTCGGCGAGGCCGCGGCGATCGTTGGGTCCGAGCCTGCTGTGGTCACGTCCGAGGCACGTGCCAAGGTGCAGCACTGGAAGCACGGCTGGATCCCGTTGACCGCCGAGGCCGCGATCAAGAAGTTTGGAGCCGAGGGAGCGGTCCGGTATCTCCGCGACGAGGCTCGGCACCTGCCAGGCAAGCACGACCAGGACAGCCACGGTGGCGAAGGTGGCACTGAGCTGCCGAACTTCCTCAAGAAGGCGAAGAAGATCGAGAAGCCGCGGCACGGTGAGGCGTTCAAGAACGCCAATCCCGACTACAGCACCTCTCGGGTGGAGACTACCGTCAACTGCACTAAGGTCGTTGCCGCCTATGAGCTCCGGCGTCGAGGATTCGATGTGGAGGCTGGTCTGGGCGAGGCAGGCTTACGACCGCATGAGTGGATCAAGTTCTGGAAGATCAAAGACGGCAGCGCTCCGGCCACGCTCCAAGCCACTGACCGAGCGGGGCTTGAAGCGGAGATGAAGAAGGCACCGGTAGGTGCCCGGTTCGCTGTGACCGGGGTCTGGAAGGCCGCTCCAGGTAAGCAGCGCAGCGCTCACGTCTGGAGCGCGGAAGTGATGAAGGATGGAAGCATCCTATACTTCGACGCTCAGATGGGGCGACCCACGGTCTCTGCGTACTACTCGCGTATCGACGGTCAGGTCAGTAAGGGGATTCGGGCCTTCCGCCTAGACAACGCCGAACCTACTGAGGAGCTGGCCAAGCTCTTGAAGGGGTCGTAGTGACCGAGGAATCGCTGCACGACATCGTCCGCACCCGCCCTCGGCGCGCTGCCCTCGAAGCTCTGAGGCACTTTTTCCCCAGCACTTTTCCGGGCGAGGGCCTGAGCGCCGTTCTGCGTCGTTGCAGGTCAGAGACGTACACCGGCCCGCTGCATCGCTCCCACGCAGTCAGATCGTCAGCTCTGAACGGACACACGCACGAGACGCTAGGGTGACGGCATGGATGACTTGGACAGGCAGGCGCTGGAGCAGCTGATCGACCTCGGGTACACCGGCATCAAGATCACCGGACGCGAGGGCGACCGGATCCTTTACACGCACACCAACGGTGACTCGGTGCTGGACGGTCCCCTGGCCAGGATCGAAGGAGACCAGGTGGTGCTGGAGTCCTGGATGGCCCACCTCCAGTGAGGATCGAGGAAGCTCTCGCCATAGTGGCGGGCGACGGTCCGGCGACCCCGAAGCTCGTCGAGGTCAAGACCCTGTCCTTCGACGACCTCAAGATCGTCGAGGAGATCGAGGAGTGGCGACGCGAGGCAGGCGGACCGTACCACTGGAAGCACGGTTGGATCCCGCTCGACCACATCGCCGCGGTCAAGAAGTACGGGTCCGCCAAGGCTGCCGCGGCGAAGGGCTTCCTGCCCCCGTCACCTCCGAAGGCCAGGACGCCTCGCACTCCCGCGGCACCCCGGTTCCTGCGTAACGTTCGACGGATCGAGAATCCGTCGCACGCCGACGCCATGAAGGGGTCCAACCCGGACTTCAATCGAAACAAGGTCGAGACGACCATCAACTGCGCCAAGGTGGCGCAGGTCTACGAGCTCCGTCGTCGAGGCTACGACGTGAAGGCCACACCTGGTCCGGCTATGTTGTTGACCGACGCGCTCGCGAACATGTGGAAGGGTCCGGACAAGCGGACCCCGAAAGTCGTGTCCTCGAAGAACCGGGTCGATCTCGAAGACTACATGGAAGGCGAGGGTCCCGGCGCTCGCTTTTGCGTGACGGTGACCTGGAAGGGCACCCCGCCCGGTGCAATGCCGACCTCAGCGCACATGTTCAACGCTGAGACTCAGGCTGACGGCAGCATCAAGTACTTCGACGCGCAGGTGGGCACCGCCAACGCGGAGTGGTACTGGGACAACGTCGACACCCAGTGGAGCTCGTCGAAGGTCTTCCGGGTCGACAACGCTGAGCCGAGGCAGATCGCGCAGAAGAAGTTGAGTACCACGGCGTCCGACATCGGCGGCTTGATACAGGCGGTGAACTGATGGACGAATCGCTGCACGACATCGTCCGCACCCGCCCTCGGCGCGCTGCCCTCGAAGCTCTGAGGGACCGCCTCGCCGCGGACATCGACGACATCCCGGGGCCATCGCCCTTGGTGCCTGCGTTGTCGAAGCAACTCACCGAGGTCATGCGCGAGATCGAGAACCTGACTGAGCCGGAAGGATCTGCACTTGACGATCTTGCTGCCCGACGTGCTCGTAGGCTCGCAGACTCCTAGAGTCCTCCACCGGCCCGCCTACACCACCGAGGAGTCAGGTCGCGAGGCGATCGACCTAGCGCATTCCGTCGGCCTGCACCTGGACCCCTGGCAACAGTTTGCCGTCCTGGTGAAGATGGCCGAGAACGGCAACCGGTGGGCTGCACGCGAGGTCGGGAAGCTCGTGGCTCGGCAGAACGGGAAGGGTGCCTCAGACGAGGCGGTCGCCCTGCACGGTCTGTTCCTCATGGGCCTGCCGCTCCAGATCTGGACGGCCCACCAATTCAAGACGAGCTCTGAGGCGTTCCTTCGCATCCGCGGGTGGATCGACGGCTCGGATGATCTTCGCCGCAAGGTGAAGCGCATCACCGTGGCGAACGGTGATGAGGGGATCGAGCTCACGTCCGGCGCGCGGTTGCGATTCATAGCGCGAAGCAAGTCTTCCGGGCGTGGGTTCTCCCCTCAGCGCATCTTCTTCGACGAGGCGCAGGAGCTGGCCACCGCCGCGGTCACCGCGATGGTGCCGTCAGCCTCGGCGCAGCGCAACCCGCAGTTTCTGTTCACCGGCACGGTGCCCGGCGAGGACAACAACGCCGAGTATTGGACCCGCATCCGGAACCGGGGCCGCGAGGGCAACTCACGGAACCTGGCCTGGATGGAGTGGTCGCCGACCAACTCACAGCACGGCATCGAGTCGGTCGAGTTGGATTCACCGCACGCCTGGGCCGAGGCCAACCCGGCGCTGGGCTACCGGATCACTATCGACACCATCGAGGCCGAGCACGAGTCGCTCGACCGGATGTCGTTCGGCGCAGAGCGGTTGTCGATTTGGCCCGACCACTCAACCTCCACCGCGATCGGCGTCAAGGAGTGGCGCGAGCGGACCGACGCCACCTCGAAGATCGCAGGTCCGATCGCGTTTGCTCTGGACATCGCGCCGGACCGGTCGACCTCGGTCATCACCGCCGCGGGTCGGCGCGAGGACGGGGACACCCACGTCGAGGTGGTGCGTTATGGGCGCGGCACCGCCTGGGCGCTCGACGAGCTCATCCGGTTGCACCAGACCTGGGGCGGGTCGATCGTCATCGACGGTCTCTCGCCTGCCGCGAGCTTCGTGCCACTGCTCCAGGAAGCGGGCATCGAACCGCTCATCACCTCGTCCTCGGACATGGCCAGGGCTTGCGGCGGGTTGTACGATCTGGTGACAGAAGGCGGAATCTGGCACCTGGGCGACCCTGTGCTGGAGCGAGCGTTGGTCTCAGCAGGCACGAGACCCCTGGCAGGTGGGTGGGCTTGGGACCGAAAGACGGGAGACATTGCGCCGATCGTTGCGGCTACGCTCGCGGTCTACGGGGTCGCGCTCTTCCCGAAGGATCCGAAGGACTCGCAGGTCCACGAATGGCCCACCGAGGCCGAGTTGAAGGCTTGGGAGGATGACGATGACCCGGACGATCTCGACCTTGCTTGAGCTCGCGGGCCTGGCTGCGTTCGTGGTTGGGATCTGGGCGATTGATTGGCGGGCAGGCGTCGCGGCCCTCGGGGTCGTCGCCTTCATGACCGGCATGGCAATGGACCCCCCGCAGCGGGAGCTCCCTCAGCGACCCGGCCAGGGTGGCGCAGGAGCTGCGCCGGGACGGTATGACGAGTGAGCATCTTCCGGCGCATGTTCGAACAGCGCGACCTGGTCGCTGAGGACACTCACGCACCTGGCGCGATGATGGGCACCGGCTACTCGGTCCCCAACAACGGCGACCAGTACGGCCCGGGAGCGACAGGGATCTCGGTCAACGACCGGACCGCCCTCGGGGTCGTCGCTTACAACTCGGGTGTCCAGCTTCTCGCTGACTCGGTGGCGGGTTTGCCTTGGGACCAGTACCGCAAGCGCGACGGTCGCCGCGTCGAGGTCGACCCGGTGCCCTCGCTCCTGGCCGAGCCCTCGCCGACAATGTCGGTGTTCGACTGGAAGCACATGTGCATGGTCTCGCTGTTGATGCGGGGCAACTTCTACGGGCAGATCGCAGCTCGCGACACCCTCGGATATCCGACGATCATCGAACCAATGCACCCCGACGCCGTCCGCATTGACCGCGACCCCGACACCTGGGAGAAGCGGGTCTACATCAACGGCAAGCGGATCCTCACCGAGGACTTGTTTCACATCCCCGCGTTCCGCCTGCCCGGCCAGGACGTAGGGCTGTCGCCGATCGGCATGGCTCGACACTCGCTGGGTCTCTCCCTCGCCGCGAACGACTACGGGTCGAAGTGGTTCCGCGATGGAGCTTCGCCGAGCTCTGTCCTCGAGACCGACCAGGACATGACCCCGGACCAGGTGAAGCGGGTGCAGCGCACCTGGATCGCCTCGCATGCGGGCAGGCGTCACCCCGCGGTGTTGTCGGGCGGATTCAAGTGGAAGCCGATCACGATCACGCCCGAGGAGTCGCAGTTCCTTCAGACCCGCGAGCATCAGGCGGTCGAGGCTTGCCAGATGCTCCGCGTCCCGCCACACATGTTGTCGATCGTGTCCAAGTCAACGTCCTGGGGCACCGGCATTGAGCAGCAGTCGATCGGATACGTCACCTACACGTTGAAGCCCTGGCTCGACCGCATCGAGGGCTACTTGAACCGCGTGTCGCCGCGAGGCCAATTCACGAAGTTCAAGGTCGAGGGTCTGCTCCGCGGCGACATCAACGCCCGGTACGGTGCCTACCGGACCGCGATCGATTCTGGCTTTATGAACGTCGACGAGGCCCGCGAGTTGGAAGACCGGCCTCCGGTGCCAGGTGGAGCGGGCGCGAAGTTCCGCCAGCCGCTCAACTTCGGTCCCCTCGGCGCTGAGCCTGAGCCCGCTAGTCCACCCAGTGATGCACCGGAAGGCGATCCAGAAGAGTAAGTGCTCCGAACTTTGGCGCTTTGACTGACCTTTCAACCCCGCCTAAGACTGACCCCGAGATAGCCTCGGGGTCAGTTTGCATTTCAACCCTCGGAGGAAACTAGACATGAGCATGCGACAGGTGGACGGCGATGTCGTCCTGGCAGGGGTCTTGGGAGCGGGCGCGAACAACAGCTCGGCGATCTCCTTCGGCCCGGGCGTGGCCGACGTGTTGGCCCTGGTTCACGTGACCGCGGTGTCCGGCACCACACCCTCGATGATTGTCACGCTTCAGCAATCCGCCGACGGCGCGACTGGCTGGGCCACCGTGGTCGGGTCGGACAGCCCGGCCTTCACCGCCGCGGGCAACGGCGTCATCAACGCCCGTCTCACTCAGCCCTACGCTCGCGTGGTCGCCACCGTGGGCGGCACCGCCACGCCGACGGTGACTGGGCGCGTCGCTGTGATGGTGTTCGGTGAGTGACGACTTGACCAACCGCGGCCTGACCAAGTCGTTGGCCGACGAGCCCGCCCTCAAGGAGCTTCGCAAGAAGCTCATCGCCGGTGAGATCACCAAGGACGAGGCCGAGGCGCAGGGCTTCCCGCCCTCGGAGCCGATCGAGGAGAATCGATGAACGAGATCCGTGCAGCCAAGATGGTGGGCGCACCTGAGTGGCGCGGCATCGACGACTACGAGATCCGCAAGTCCGCGGACGGCAACGAGTTCGTGGTGCGCGGTCACGCTGCGCTCTTCGCCTCGCCGTACCCGGTGAGCGGTGGCCCCGAGAAGGGAGGGTGGATCGAGCGCGTCGACAAGCGGGCCTTCGACGTCACCCTCGCCTCGAAGCCGGACGTGCACTTCCTCATCAACCACGAGGGCGTCACCCTGGCCCGGACCAAGTCTGGCACTCTGACCCTGACCACTGACGCCAAGGGCCTGCTGTCCGAGGCGCGCATTGACCGGCGCGACCCCATGGGTCAGTCGCTGGAGGTCAAGATGGAGCGCGGCGATCTCGACGAGATGTCGTTCGCGTTCCGCACAGTCCGCCAGAACTGGGACGCCGACTACATCGAGCGCGACCTGCTGGAGGTGAACATCGACAAGGGCGACGTGTCGGTGGTCAACCACGGTGCGAATGAGGCGACCCGCATCAGCATCCGGTCTCTCAACGACTCTCTCCAGATGCTCACCAACGCTGACCTGGCCGAGGTGCGGTCCGCCCTGGACAACCCGATGGAGCAGCTCCGCGAGCTGCGCTCGACCATCGACGAGATGCTTCGGGAGATGACCCCGAAGGAGAAGCGCAAGCTCACCTTCGACGAGGCCGCGGCCCTGGTGGCCAGCGACGGCGGGCGCAGGGTGTCCGACCGCACCGCGGCGCTCATGTTCGACCCGAAGGCGGCAGAGCGGCGCAAGGCCCAGGTTGCTAAGGTCGACGCCGAGTGGCGGGCGATACTGGACTCATGACCGAGGACGAGCTTCTCAAGGCGGTCGAGGCCCGAGTCGGCAAGGCCGCGGCACCGTTGGCCACCAAGAAGCTCATGGACTACTGGTCCAAGGGCGAGGGTGCGGCGAAGATTGGGTGGGGATCCCCTGGCGACTTCGGCAGGTGCCAGTCCCAGCTCAAGAAGTACGTGCCGAACACGATGGTGGATGGCTTGTGCGCTAACCTCCACAAGAAAGCCACCGGCGATTGGCCAGGGAAGCGAGCCATGACCAGCATCGA